CTGTTGTTCCCCCAGCTGGAGTTGGATCTGCATCTCCACCATATGAACTACGCATTGTAGCTACCTCCCATGTTTTTCGTTTTATTTAAACGTCTAAACCCAGTAAAATCTTCTAATTCAGTACTTTGTAATGATCTTTGTCCAATTTTATTGCTTGCAATCTTGCGTATCTTTTCTTCTTTCTGAAACTTTTGATTTGCAGCTTCTTCTTCATTAATTCTTTTTTGTTCAGCTTTTCGCTTCTGCAATTCAGGATCTTCTGGTATTTTTGGTGTTTTAAACATACTACCCATTTGATTGCTCCAATAAATCGTTTGCTTCAAAGATGACTTTTCCATTCAATCTACGCAATTCACAATACAACTGATATGGAGTCCAAATCCAAAACTTTCTTACATTACATAGATGTTTTATAAAACTTACGCAATAAAATAGCCTTGGAATGTAAATTGGCTTGTCTTTGACCTCAATTTCGATGCATTCACCACCTAAATGCATATTTAGGACTAATTCTGTAGCTTTTTCGCCTTTTAGTGTCTTAAAATCAAAGCCATTTGTTGTAATCTCTACTTTTTGCCATAAATCAAGCTCAGGTTCGTACCTGACAGCATAAACATGAGAAAAACCATAACGATATTTAGTAAATAGCTTCCATAACCCAATATTTTTGCTTTCACAGAAGCATATTATCCATTTCATATTGCTCTTTTCCTATTAAAACGACTATTTCTTCGTTTCATACGATCAAATGGGTTACTTGTTCTTTCAACTACAGTTACACTAGCTCTTTGACCACCTAACATGACCTTTCTACCCTCTCCACCACCAAGAAAGGCATATTGTAATGCATCATGGCAATGTGAGAATCTATTTTTGTCAGGTTTTTCCTCATATCTCTCACTACCCATATAATACATTCTTTTATATTGATAGCCACCTTCAAATCCTGAAATAAGGTTAGTACAAGTAGGACTAACACTTAATGATGGGAAACCATCTGTCATACGATTAATAACAGATTCTACTGCTTCTACTCTGACAGATATGTCATTTGTTGGTGCTGGGTAAGCACTAATACCAGCTGCTCTTAGCATCATAAATGGCGTATGTTCAGATACTTGTGCCATTTGATTACCAGCTGGATCTCCAATGAACTTAAATGTCAACTTATCCCACTGATTTTTGGATATTTCTTTTTTTAGTATATCTGCAAATCTAATAGCACCCATATCTTTACCAATTATTTCATGAAAAATGATCCATTTTCCAGAATGTAATTGTTGGCAAAAGACAGCAGAAGGGGATCGACCAAAGTCTATGCCAACAATCACATCACTCTGTTCCGTTGGCACTAAAGGCTCACTTGAAACATGAGTATCTCTTCTGAATGTTGGATAAACTGGTTTACCATCTAAAAGAGCTTGGTATTCATTAAGAACATATACTTTTACCCAAGCTGGTGATTTTCCTAAGATTATCTTGTCATAATATTCTGCTTGCAAATTATCCCTATTCTCTGAATCAAGGTTAGGGTCATAACCTGATAAATTACCATGAATGTCTTTTTTCTCATGCATTGCAGAGGGTTGCGAATAAAAATTCCAATCGTCAGGTTTTACCATTAATAATTTTTCTTCAGCAGTCATATATTCAGGTATAGGAACTTCTCCAGCAACAATGCCCCACCAATGATCTTCAGATGGAGCATTTGTATCCATGATTACACCATACCAAGTTGGCCCACCTTCTCTCATTGAAGGATATCTACCAACACGCATAGTACAAGCATCAATTATATTTTTATTTATTTCTCTAGCTTCATTAACCCAAACACCAGTTAGTTCTAATGAAAGCAGCTTCTTTACATCTTCAGTCTTATCTAAGGCTAAAAATATTACTTCAAGTTCTACTGTAGTTTTATCTCCTAAAGAAAAACATACATTATGAGTATATGGTGGCGACCATACAAAACGTCCTAGTTCATCACTAAACCAATCTCTCCAAGTTTTTATAGTCGTTGTTTTTAGTTGTGGGTTGGTATTACGAATAACTGCCCATCTGCTTTTTCTAATACCTTGTTCATTTGGTTGTTGTGCAATAGATCTTCTCATGATCTCCATGCAACAAGCTACAGATTTACCACTTCCTACTGGGCCTCTTATACCCCTTACAAAAGACCCATCTTTCATAAATGCTTTAGCTACTTTCCCTGGGGGTTTATAGTCTAGTTTCATAAAAGGTTTCTTCTTGAAGCTCCACCACCAGCACCAGCTATTAATGCTCTTCTTGATGCAGTAGATATAGATGGACTAGATGGCTTTGATGTTGTCATGTCTTTCATTTGAGGACTTGCTACATCTTCAGATATATTAGAACCTGAATCATTATTAGCTCCCATAATTGAATATGAACCTGATGCTGTTCTTGTAAAATCATCTCTGCCTATTGGATTGAAGTCAGGATCACCTGAATACACACCATCTTGCACAACACCTCTATAATCTTTATCAGCATCAAACATAGTGCTACTTGCATCGTAAACTGGTCTACCACCACTTCTTAATGCTCTTGCTTGCTGTCTTGCACTAGCTGAACTTACTGTTCCCATAGCAACTGTTCCAAAAGTAGGTACAGGAACATTTATCTGTGATGACTTAGCTCTTTCATCTAACATCATTGCAAGACCAGCATTTTCTCTTACTGTGCTAGCTTTCTGTGGACTAATCATTTCATCAATGCCCTGATTAGCTGCTCTACGTTGTGCTTGATAATCAGTAAAAGCAGATTGTCTTGATGCTTCTTCTTGTTGTTGTTTTGCACGATTTGTGGCTTCTGCCATAGCCTTATCTCTTTGTCTTAGACTATCGAGATTACTTGAACCACCACTATCTTCTGAACTACCACCCATATCAAACTCCTTTGTTTTTGGCTTTATATAAAGTAAAATATTTTTTAGTGTCTTGTCTTTTCACATATATCATGAGTGTGATCTACCTGTTATAGTACACACGTCTGTTTTTTTAGGACGTATATCTATAACTACTATACTGTCTGTGGGGCCCCCTTAGTCTACGTTGAAGTTTATATTCACGGAAGTATTGCTAGTCTTAGGAGCATCAACTCTGAGTCCAGCACGATCCATCAGATCTCTACTTGCTTCCAGTCTTACGTGTGCTGACTTTGCATTGAGCAGTTCTCTCATAGTTGCCAATGCCTGTGTTGCGTCCCAACCCAAGCAGTTCATTGCTATCTGCTGTCTGTACTCCACAACATGAGGTTTTGCAATGGTTTTGTATGCCCATGCCTTGTTCCTACCTAACCTCTTTGCTCCCTCTGTGGGGTTGCAACCATCATGCAACATTGCGTGTACTAATTCAGCTTGTGCTTCTGTTATCTGTTTGTGATTGGGTAGTAGCAATTCACTATGCTTTTGTATATCCTCTAACGGAACTATTGACCCTTGGTATCGTTGCTGTTGTTCGTTACTTGCTTTCATGGGGCAGCTCTTATTGTTACTCTACGAGAGTATAACCATAGGTGCTATATCAATGTCAATTCACATTTTTAACTCCTTGATATTACGAATGAATATGAGGTGGCTTCGAGCCACACACATTCATATTGTTCGACAACAATCCCTTTCATCACATTCCCTGACAGGGGTCTAAGTGACTTTACTATTACGATTTGCAAATCGTTTGCCTTTTGCTTCCCCTTCGAAGTCAGCAAAAGTTAATTCGATGCAGAATAATATGTGCTTCATGGCACGATATTATTCTTTACTCATGTCCACGTACTGTGATTGTGTAACACGATATTGCATGGGGTAGCCCCCACGCTTCAATCGTAGAAGTTTGTTGTATTCCTATGGAAGTACAAACTTCTCTGTTCGTAAGAATTTTGTCTGACGTGAAGTACGTCAGGTCAAAACCGTGTCCCACTTTCTAAGAACAGGCTTACTACTACTACTACGTTCTGTACTGCTCACGTACCGAGGAGCTATACCACACCATACAACCCCTACAGAAATGGTCTTACATTGTTGTCCTCACTATTACCCTCCCCATTTCTTAATCCTTTCTAAGTACGTCAAGATGAACTTTTTCGTGAAGTACGAAAAACTGGACGTACTACAGAAAGTATCTCTGGGGGTTTCCTCGGTGTGAATCGGTTGCCGTAAGTGAGCAGTACATAACGCAGTAGGTAGTGCTTTAATATCAATAACTGTACAAAAGGAGATGTTACAATGAAACAGTTAGATTTATTTATCAAAAGCCAAGCAAGTGATCTAGAGGTACTTGATGATATGGTATCGTATCAGAATACTTCAACAGTTGATCTACTTGATACAGAAGATCGTATGCCATTCAGGGAGCAGAAGCTACCATCTAGTCAGCTAGACTGGGATATACAATGTGCTATCGAGGCTGGTGATTGGGATCGTGTCCATGAATTGAATACAATCAAGCATGACATGAACAATTAAGAAAGCCAAATCATAGGGGGTATAATTCTATATCCCCTTCAATGTCAGAGAAAGGAACATATCATGACATATCAAATTGAAGAATCAAACAAGACTAAATCAGAGATCGAAGCTGGTAAGCAGTTAGATCAAATCACTACTGAACAGCTTGATGCTATTGCTAGAGAGTTCAAGCCTAAGTCTACTTACACAGCAGATTGGGAGGGTGAGTTCATCAGACGTGCATTGTCATTTGCTGAGATGTTTGAAGATGGCAATGAGGTCATCATCAAAGCCAAACTTCAAGATCAGTTACCTCGTATGTTTGAGAAGATGAGGGACAACGTTATGGAACGAGCAGAGAAGATGCTCAGAGAACGTAAGGTCTTGGTTCGTCAGGACGTTGGCATTGAGATCACTGGCAACATCTTGGAGGATCACGACAAGAAGATTGACCAGATGCGTCAACAGTATGCATCACTCAATCATGCATTTCAGCTATTGCTTACACACTTCAGACCTATGATTCAAGGTCAGACTGGTATATCCAATGGCAAGTACACTCAGCTTCATGAGTTTGCCAAGGTACATCGTATGAAGAAACGTAACGAGAAGATGACACTAGATACTCTAGTCAACACTCGTGAGGTGTATGATGATCTACAAGCTGAGAGATCTAAAGTTTATCCTGTCAGTTCACATCATGAGGATCTGATGCTTGATATCTCTAATCAAGACGGCATCATTGAAATGCCTGAAGATCTTGAGTAAGTTATCCCCTGGGGTGAGGGCTTCGGCTCTCACTCCATTTTTTTTATCCGTATTGGCTTTCAATAAATCGATTCTCAGGGGATCGACCCCTTCAAATCGACAAAGACTTTCCCTCTTTGATCTCCCTCAAGCCTATCAGATTGATATATCGAGGCTAACCTCTTCCAGGGTTCTATCGCCTCAGAAAGGAAACGTTATGAGTAAAGGTATAAAAGGTAGAGGAAAGATTCATAGTACATCAAGGTCTTGGGAAAAATCACTAAAGAAAGTGGCTAAGGCAAAGGATCGTCAGAAAGCCAAGAAGTTAATTAGAAAACAAGGAGGTTAAAATGTTCTTTTATCTTATAGCTGGTATCGCATCAGCTTGTGCAATTTTATTCCTACTTGCTAAACTAAATATCAAACGAGTTCTTTGTTTTGATGTTTTCGTAGACATAAGTGCCTCAATCGCATTGATTATCATGTTTGCTGGTACATTTGCTGGAATGATGGCTGGAATCCTAGGTGGTGCAATCATTTCCATTGTACTATTCATTCTTAAACGCACAATAGGGTACGAAAAGCCAAAACGAGAAGGTTTCAAGGTTAGATGGGTGAATGTTCCCCCCAAATAATCTTGGATAAATGATGCAGAGTCTGGCTAGCAAGATGGTGTCTGCAACTGGTGGTGATGTCCCTAATCCACTATACTAGTCAAGTCCAGTAGGCTTTGGTTCAGCGAGGGTGTTTTTCCTCAGGGTAGCCAAAGCCTATTGGCATTATCATTAATCATCTAACGTAAAGGAGAAATCAGATGAATATTGCTCAAATCACAGTATCAGGTAACGTTGGTCAAGCACCAGAGATCAAAGAGGTCAATGGCACTAAGGTTGCTAACTTTTCAATTGCAGTCAATGAAGGCTACACAACTAAGTCAGGTGAGAAAGTAGAAAAAACTCACTGGTACAGATGTGAAGCTTGGGACGGATCAAGTGGCAAAGGTCTTGTAACCAATGTCATTGAAAAGTATGTATCAGCTGGTACTACTGTGTTCGTACAGGGTTTTCCAATTGTAGAATCCTATGAACAAGATGGTCAGAAAAGGACTGCCTTCAAGATCAAACTTGCTGGTGTGTCGTCAACTTTCAGACTCATCAATTCAAAACCTGTTGACTCTTCAGCTACCAAGGGTAATACTCAATCTCCCAAGGTAGATGATGCAGTTGAAGATGAGATTCCGTTCTAGGGTTGGACTGCATTAACCTAGACGGATATGGGGTGGGCTTGGCAGAGCCTACCCTTTTCTAATGCAAAGAGCTGTATGGGTCTGTACAGTTAAACGACTAAGTTATCCATCAGTTCTTTGCAATTTATTGGAGATCAGTATGATATCGCCTCAACATTACGAACAATTTGAAATAGAACCAGTAGAGTTCATAACACAAAATCGCCTCAACTACTTACAAGGCAACATCATAAAATATATTCTACGATACAAACAAAAGAATGGTATCGAAGATCTAGAAAAAGCCAAAACATATTTAGAATACTTAATTAACTTTGAAAAGGAGGGCAGATGTCTAAAGACTGGCAAGAACAGCTTCAAGAAGAAGAAGCATACGAGGAGGTAGTTGCAAAACTAACCAAACGTACAGCTGATCTTGTTGATGCTAACAATCATATAGGCCATTTACAATGGAAGCTATATGAACGTGATACATTACTCATTGAAACTAATCAGAAACTAAGGGAGTTGCAAAATGCAATTACTAACAACATCATTGAGAAAACAACTCATCGCAAACCACCATGCAAACAAAAAAGCACAAAAGGAAGAAAAAGGAGCAATTGACTTTGCTCCTGTAGTTAAATTTTTCTTTCCTATTGGTGCAGCTACTTGGCTTATCACAGAGATGGACGAAGAAGAAATGATGTTCGGTCTATGTGATTTAGGTCATGGGTTTCCAGAACTTGGTTATGTCCATCTACATGAACTTCAAAATACCAAATTTATGAATGGTATGGTGTCAGTAGAAAGAGATAAGCATTGGAAAGCCAAAGGCACATTACAAGATTATACTAACAAAGCTCAATTACATGGAAGGATCGTAGCCTAATGTGGGAAAAAATCAAACAAATCAAGCCAATCTCAAAAAAAGCTAATTGGCTTGGTTGGTTCTGTACTGTTCATATCACATCGACAATACTAGTTTTACTATTGTTATTGGGTATGGGCATCAATCCAACACTCGTTGTATCAGTTGTAGCTGCTCCCTTGTGGCTTGCTGTTGCATTCACATCAAAATACATCACAGACAAAATCATGGAGGATAAATGATGTTATCACTTAATCTAAAAATAAATGACGATACTTATGTTATCAGAGGTCAAGCCTCAAAGGTAGTTGACTTTATCAGTCATTTTTATGATGATGAATTTTCAATCCATAAGAAAGAAAAAGAGTATATCTACATCAATGATGAAGATGCTAAGAAACTTTCTCAGGATCAAATCAAGAGAATCAAAACTTTTTGTGAGGATAATAAGATCAATGATTTTCAGACCTATGAAACTATGACTCCTATCAAAGTTTCTATGGATAGTACTGAAATCAGGCATATGACCTCAGTTCAAAAAGACTTTCAAAGTTTGATTCATGGATTGATTAACCAAGCCAAAGCAAAGGCTTAATTGAGTAGGGGGATCGAGGAAATGTTACAAAAAAGATCCCCCATAAACATACTAGACTAAGGGAGTTTAATATGCAAATAGCATTAAATCAACTAAAACCAAATCCTAATAACGTAAGAAAAGTAAAAGGTAATGGTCTTGATTCTCTTATCGCCTCAATCAAATCCAGAGATTTGCTACACAATCTTGTAGTAAAGAAGAATGGTACTGGATATGTAGTTATTGATGGCAACAGAAGATTCCAAGCCCTTACAAAAATACATGGTAAAGATTCTACAGAAATGATTCCATGTAAAGTTATTGAAGAAAACGAAACAGAAATTGGTGTAATGGCTAATATGCTTCGTGAAGGTATGCACCCTCTTGATGAATCAGAAGCTATCAACAAAGTGATGGCAGATGGTGAATATTCTTATGATGAACTTGCAATCAACTGGGGTCAGACCACTAAGTGGGTCAAACAACGTGTTGCTCTTGCTGAATTATCTAAGAAAGTAAAATCTGCATTCCGTAACAATGAGTTTGGTATTGGCATTGCTCAACTATTTACCAATGTCAACAAAGATACCCAGGATAAATTGTATGATGAATGTCATGGTTACTTTGACTATGATGATATACAAAGAATGATTGGTCAGGTAAGACTCCTGAGATCAGAAGTAATTATTCCTGAGAAACACAAGCTATTCAAATCTATCGATTTTGATGGTGATTTGTTTTCTGATGCTCAATATGTAGCTGACATGAAGCAGTATATGCCTCTTGCAGAACAGTTCATTGAAGAAAAAGCAAAGTATTATAAGAAGCATTACAAAGCCTGTGTAACTATTGATACTTATCCACAAGAAGTCAAAGGCTTACTCAAGAACAAAGATCAAGTCTATGAGCATGAGATCAAAAGCCAAGAGATTGATAGGAAAAGTCTTGATGTAGTTATTACTGCAATACCTATCAAGGGTATATTCTATGTGTACAAATACAGAGATAAGACAGAACTGTCACAAAAGGAACTAGATGCGATTGACAAAGGTGAGATACCAGAACTGGGTCTAGCTGATATGTCAAATCCTCAGATTGATATGTCTAATGATATGTTTTATGACTATCTTAGAGGTATGATGTGGGATCATGAGCCAAAGGTTCAAGATTATGTACAATCAGGTGGTATGCATCTTACATCTGCTATACTATGTAATGCCATATTACCACATTGGTGGCATGAAGAAGGTGATGCAGAATCAACACATATAGACCACTATACAGATATCTCATTCAAGCTACATGGAGGAACAGATGGGTACTTTGCTAATATTTACAAAGAAGCTATTGCTTATGCTAAAGAGTGGAAATGCAATACTCTCCAGTATTTTCTCCGTAAAGAACAAACTGAGTTATCTGCTATACTGTATAAAGCAGTGGTGGGCTGTATGCATCGTACTTATGCGTTCAAAGCACACAAAGAAATCTTCAAAATCCCAGTTGCTCCAAATTGGTTCAGTCCAACAGAAGAGTGGCTCAACAAATACAAAATAACTCAGCTTCGTTTACTTGCTAAGAAGCTAGATGTAGATGTATTACCTACTGACAACAAGAAGATGGTAATGCATAGACTTCTTGCAGCATTTAGTGAGGGTGCAGAATTTGATCCTATCAAGTTCTTAGATGAAGTAGAGTAAACAGTTTGAGGGCAGCCGAAAGGTTACAAGCATTAAAAGGCCATGTAAGCTGTCATTAAGTACACTATGGTTGCTATGCCCTCATACTTCTCTACATCTTTCAATTGATTTTCTCAATCCCCAATAGGCAATTAGACTAGCTTCAGCTACTCCATCTTGGCTTTTTAGTTGCCACAGATGTTTGCCTTGGGGCATTAACTTTGATGCAAGACCTCTTGATTGATCTTTATCAGAAGGACAGTTTAGGTCTTTTTTCCAGACTCTTGCTGGTACTTCTGTATAATTATATCCAGTAGCAACAAGCAATCCTAGGTATGCACCATACCCCATACCAGTAGCAAATGTGCTTACTAGTCCTTGGTTTGGCATTGGTTGTTGCTTTTCAATGAACACATGGTCTGGGTCATGGTCATTGAGTATAGTTAGTAACTGCCATAGATCTAAGAATCTCTTAGTCTTTGTTTTAGTTTGTAACTTGTATGTCGGTACTTTCTCAGCATACAGGTCATAGCTTACGTTTCTGTAAAATGCTATGCCCCCACTAAGTCCTGGGTCAATTCCACATATTATCATTGATCGCCTCCACATTTATTTTACATTTAAGGGCCTCAGCCCAACAATACAAATTAAATGCTGTTGGCTTTCTGTTCCCAGTTTCCCACTTAGCGACAAGTCCTGTAGCACAACCAATCTTATGGTCTAATTCGTTTTGTGAAATTTTCAGTTCATATCTACGATGGGTAAACTGTGAAACAAGATCAGTTATCCATTGTTCTTCTTTTGTAACCATGTACGGAAGTATTACACAAGAAAGCCAAAATGCACAATAGTAAAAATCAGGAGGTTAAAATGGCACAAATGTTCAGTCGTAAAGATTTACAATGGTTTGCAACACAGATTGCACCAATGATCTATCCACAAGATATGGAAGAGTTTGCAAAGGTTGTAAAAGCCAAGTCTAGAAACAGCAGATTTAATATGGATCTTTTCATGGAAGTGTGTAAACTTTCTTGGCAAGGTAGAAACAGTCCTCATGCACAGACGGACTGGTTATCAATTGAATTGAAACAACAATATCAGGAGGGGCGTAATCATGGCACTAACGAAACAGCAGCTTAATGAGAGAAAAAATTTTATCGGCTCATCAGAAGCTAAGATCATTGCTGGTGGAGATTTCACAGCATGGGCTAAACTTATATCAGAGAAAAAAGGGGAGTCTGAACCATTTATTACCAAGCAACTACAATTCATGTTTGATGCTGGTAATCATCTTGAATCTTTTGTTCTTGATGCTTTTGCCAACACTACTAAGATGAAGTATGGTTCAGCTGGTGAAGGTCGTACTGTAGACCACGATGGTGTTCCAATTCATTCAACATACGATGCAATTGCCTCTGATGGCAATCCTATCGAAGCTAAAACACATTGGGGTTTTATTCCTATGGACGATCTTTGTGATCTTTACGAAGCACAATGTCAACATCATATGCATACTAGGGCAAAAGATCATTGCTATCTTGCAGTATTTTTTGGTGTTCATTGCAGATTCGAATACAGAAAGATCAACAGAGATGATGCATGGCTCAAACAATATCTAGAACAATGCAAAATGTTTTGGAATTGGTATCAAAACAATGAGATGCCTGATGAGTTCAAAGTTCTGCCACCAGTTGACTGGACAGATCAAATCAGCATCAACATGAAAGATCTGGAATGTTGGGATCGTCAAATGCAATCAGAGATGAATCTGCATGCCCAGGACATCATTGAGGCAAACAAAGCCAACAAGATTGCAGAAACTGCAAAGATATCTATCAAACACTATTTGCCTGACAATTGTCGCAAAATGGTGTTGGATCTGTCAGGCAACCTAGAAGGCGACAAGATTGTCGTTACTAGGAGCAAATCCAATACTGTAACACTTAAACATCAACCAAAGAAGGGAAGTAAAGATGGCAACTAAAACCTCAGCTAAATCGGTATGGGAAGTTCTATCAAAAATCGACGTGTCAGGGTACATGGAGAAGAAGAATGGACTCGACTATGTATCATGGACTCATGCTTGGTCAGCAGTAAAACAAGCATTTCCTACTGCATCATTCATGAAGCACACATTTGTTGACAACCAACACAATGTTCTACCATTCATGCGTGACTACAAGGGCAATACTTTTGTCAAAGTTTCTGTTAAGATTGAATCAATTCAGATTGAAGAGATCTATCCAGTCATGGACAATCGTATGCAAGCAATCAATGCAGAAAAGACCAGCAAGTTCAACAAGGACAAGGTGGGTCGCATACCTGATGCAACAGAAATCAACAATGCTTTCCAACGTGCATTGACTAAGTGTCTTGCATATCATGGTCTTGGCATCAACGTCTATGCTGGTGAAGATCTGCCTATGGGTGACATGATCGAGAAAACCATTGACAAAGATGAAGAGGCTGTGCAAGCATTCGAAATTGCTTTGAAAGATGTCAAAGACAGAGATCAACTAAACGAGGTATGGTCATTGAATTCAACACGATACAATTCTATGGGTGTTCAAGCTCAGGACAAAGTCCAGCAGCTGTTCAAGTCTACTCGTACTAAACTAAAGATTGCTAACTAATGCAATCTATTCCGAGGCAATACTATGGAATTTGAAACTCCTGACAGTATTGCTTCGGAAATTAAAAGACTTTTAGTAATAATAAAGAACAGAAACTTCATTGATTTCCCAAGACAAGAGTTTGATTTTGAATTTGAAGTTGGTTCTGTGCCAGCTTGTGTAACAATATCATTAGAGATTCGAACTCCTAATCTTATTGAAATTAATTTAGATGATGAAAAACCTAATAAAAACAATGTGATACAGATAAAAGATTACAGGAGGGATTAACAATGCCTGAATATACAAGCACAGTTACTCTTATATTTGGTGGTAACAATTTAGATGCAAAAGATGAAGAAGAGTATAGACTCAAATTAAAAGATAATTTTCTTGGTACATTTGGTATTCTTATTTCAGATGATGAGATATCAGAAATAAATAAAATAAGACAAATAAATTACAAAAGGGTTGAGTAATGAAAAGCTATGAACATTGTGTAAAGTGTGGAATGGAATTAAGAAAAGTAAATTTAGTTAGAGTAAGACCTACAAGGTGTGGTGAATGTAGAGCTAACTCAAGGAATCATGAGTTTAAACGTATCATGGAAGAGTGTGCTAAAAACTCACAGCCAGAAGAAGGTAGGTTTGAAGATATCAGGTTTGATCCTGATGAAGGCATTATGCATAGAGAAAAGAAGCCAACAACAGAAGTAGGTATTAAGAGTTCGTTAGGTGGCTTGTAACATACATCTCTACTGCTGTTTTTCTAGTTTCGTAACAACGTCTATCCCAACCTTTGCCAAATGTATCATAGTTTTTTAATGTTCTATAAAACTGTGATCTTTGTGCAGTATAGGTTTCTATTACACCTTTTATAGTTGTAGGATAATTATCTATAGCTTTTAATGTACCTGATCCTATAACACCATCTACACTAGTAGCTAGAAAACCTTGTAACAATTTAGATGCTCTAGATACACCAGCATTAACTGCAAAATCAAATACACACCAATCTAAACCAGCTGGTAGATCATCGCCTCTGATTTTATCCCAATACTTTTTTTTGTATATTTCACGCACAGCTTCCATAGGCATCTCTTTTACTTCGTCTTTAGTACATTCTCTACCTAAATAACGTTCATAAACTTTTTTAGTAACACCATAATTAGTAGCTCCTCCTGGGTCTTTAGGGTGATCTACATATCCACCTTCATGATGTAAAACCATTTCCAATGCTTTTTCAAAATTATCTTTCATTTTTTTAACTTTGCTATTGATTTAAGACCAAAGGAAGCTGCAATAGATGCAAGTATTCCATAGCTCAACCAATCTGGGCAATCCTCTCTTAAAAACTTAAAGCCATCTGATATATATGGCTGAAGTGCTGGTATAAAACAAGCAACTATTAATATAATAAATGTAATAGTCCAAGCCTCATCTTTCCAGCTGTTGTCAGAAGCGTCCATTGCCTTTTCGTCCCATGAACCTTCTTGCTCAACTTTCTTAACTTGTGCTTGCACTTTTGCAACTTCTAATTGTTGTTTGGCTTTGGCTTTCTCCTGTTTGCCTTGAAGCCAAGTAGTAGCAATATTTGCTATTGGGCCTAATAATTGTATCATATTATTCCTTTCTTTTTGGCTATGATAGCAAGTATTGTTACAACACCAGCACACATAGCAGTTATTAATACTCCTAATACTATTTTTAGTATTAAATCTTGGAGTTGTTGTTGTTTCTTTTTTCGTGCTATAGCAGCTTCTTTTCGTTTCTTTCTAGCTTCAGAACAATAAGCTAAATAGTCCTGATAAAGGTTAGGTCTGCCATATAGTTGCATGAACTCTCTTAACGTTTCTTTTTTGCGTCTAATTTCTTCAAGTGCCATAAACTCTTCAAGATCATTGTCTGTCTTACCCAAGAAGGCAGTCCACATACTATTTTTTCTTTTATGTAAATCTTGTTGAAGCTGATCTTCTGCACTTACAAATTTAGCTATTGCAGCTCCAGCACTTGATATCTCTCTACCATTTTCTATGGTTTGTTTTATTATTGCATAAGCACCATTTGCTAATGCTAATGCTTCTAACATAGCTATCTCACATTAAGAACTTTATCTAGTTTATCTTCTAGTCTGTGCAAGGCTTCCATTACACGACCAGACGTATCACGCAAATCTTCTTTAGATGCGTACTCTTCTCTTGTTTTATTAAGTAGTATTTGTAATCGTTTTACTTCTGCAAACATCTTATTAAATGCCCAAGCAAATGGCATGATGATTAGTGTTAACACTACATTCCATATAATAGTGCCATCAATCTCCATCAATCAGCTTCTTCTATCTTGTTGCCTTCAGTTACCCATTCTTGGATTGCTTGGTAGTGCCTGTTAGCAGGTTCTAATGGAACAAACAGTTCTTTTCCATCTATAGTAGCAACTATTCCTTGATTAGCATTACCATCTTCATTTAAATAATATTTAGCTTTTGTAATATTCATAGTATCTCCTATAACTCTGCGTCCATTTTAAAAGCAGTAAATCTAGGGTCTCGGTTTGAATCACTAATTGCAGATGTATTTGCTCTCAACATATCCGTGCTTACTGTTGGAGTGTCTAGTGTAGCACTACTTCCATCAGCATCATAAGTTACGTCAGCAGTTGGTGATGTTCTCATATCTACTGGAAACATAACTTGAAAAACTCTTTTATTATCAGGTCTTAAAAGTGTGCTTACAATTCTCAATGCTAAAGATGGTTTGTAAAAATAACGTCTTGCTAAATTTAGTTCTTCCCCAAATGACCTATGCTCAAATGGTGTGGATTGTTCGCCTACTTCTAGTTGGACTCCAGTTATATACCATTCATTGTCTGTACTATCTGCTAAATTTACTTGTCCTACTGCAACATTAGCAAGTGTTCTACTATTCCAAGATGTATTTAAAGTGCCACTTGTAAAGTTTGAACCTGCACCTAAATAAAAGAAAATACCAAAACTTTGACCATTATCATTATCAAACGCACCACTTGTGTCACCATCTATGGTTATAGTCTTTTTTTCAAAAGTGTTTGCTGAACTTATAGTATAACTTTTAGAGATTGACCTTGAATTATCTGCATCATAAAACTCCACAATATATGTGCCAGTTTTATTAGACCTTACATGAAACGATAAAGTTATTTTTTCTGCACCTGATGTTCCTTTTTTTAAGTGTTGTAAGTTTTGTCCTTCAAAATAATGTGATAAAAGTAAATAATTTCCTGCACTAAGTGAAGCATCTGCTGTAGTACAATCAAATTTCAATGAATTTGAAAAACCATCTGGTGAAGTAGATGACTGTGAATTTGACCATGTACCAGCACTTGATAGTTCAGTTTTAAATCTATCTACAGTGTAATAGCCACTTGAAGTTATACCACCTTGCGAGGTCTGTCTTTCACTTATTTGCATAGCACCATTGATGACCATGTTCCTTCGCCCACCAATCTGTGAATTGGTTAGGACTTCACCCATCTTTGCTAATTCTGCTGCTTTGGTCATTCTGCATTCTCCAATGCTGTAATTCTAGCTTCTAATTCTTGTATGGTTTTTACTAATAGAGGTACTAACTTGCTTTGGTCTATGCCTTGATAATTTGGATTACCATCATCATCTACTTCATTATGTGTACGACTAACTGCTTCTGGTACGACTGACTGAACTTCATGTGCTAAAAAGCCATCAACAGTTGTGTCATTACTGTCTGCAATAAAATTAAATCTTTTTGGTTGTAATTGTTTTAGTCTTGTTGTTGCATCTTCCATAGCAACTACATTTTCTTTTAGTCTATGGTCTGAACTAGTGAGATAACGAGTTACACTTGCAGTATGGTCTATTGAGCCTATTTCACTTCCATCATCTTTGTGAAACCTTACAAAAGCACCATTAGTTGGATTTGCTGTCATAACAATACAATAAATATTTGAACCTGCATCAATATCTAAAGTCGTAGATGCAGAACTATTTGATGAAGTTCTATTCATAAGAACACCACCAGTACTAAGAATACGCATACGTTCTGATGGCAAACCACCAGTATCAGTATTTCTTGTATGAAAACTTAAAATACCTTTATTTTCATCAGTGCCACTTACTGAACCTTTAATTGCTGAAACAGTTGGAACTGTGCTATCACTCCCAGCATTAAAAACAATTTGTCCAATTCTTGCTCCATCAGACATTGCATCACTTGTTGCATGTAATGAAAGTTCAACATCAGATGTACCTTTAATTTCTAAACTTGTAGTCATACCTCCAAAGTTATTTGGAGTGCCACCAACACCTACGTTCTCTGAACTATCTATAGTAATAGCTGTGGCATCAGCATTATCGTCTATACCTTGAGATGTAAAAGCACCACTAACAGTAAGGTTGTTACTCATAGTAACTGCACTATCAAAGCTACCACCATTAGTCTTGCTTACTGTATCTGCCACAGAGAATACGTCATACACAACAATAACAATCAAGTCATCAGCACTAGCACCTTGTGCCAATACAACAGACGTACCACTGGTACTTGTATAGTCTGCACTACCTAGCAATACACCATTCTGAAATACATCTATGTAGTTTGTATCTGCATAGGTAAGAGTTACACCCTCTGTAGAACTGCCAGTAAATGTAGTCTGATTAGCAGTTGCAGTATAGGTATGTATTCGTCTAACACCATTGCTCGGACTTGTGCCTATATATGCCATTATGCACTCTCCAATGCTGTAATTCTAGCTTCTAATTCTTGTATAGTCTTTACAAGTAAAGGCACAAGGTCACCTTTATCAATGCTTTGTGCTTCTATGTTACCATCTTCATCAACAGCATCTTTCTTACCATTTATAGCATAAGGCACTATTTCTTGTACTTCATGTGCTAAAAAGCCATCAAACACAACATTAGAATCATCATTCTTCCAAGTAAATTTACATGGTTTTAGCTGTTTTATTTTACTTGTTGCATCAAAGTCATAATTAATATTTTCTTTTAATCTATAATCTGATGACGTTAAAAACTGAACAGCAGCACTTGTTCCATTTCTTGCAACTTGCCCTATTGTAGAATTATCAGATGTTCTGCAAACTAAAAAACCTGCACCACTACCATTGTCTGACATTCTCGCAGCATAAGCTGAATATGAAGCACTTGCAAAATGAAGAGTCATGTGTGATGATTGTGCTGTATCATCATCTCCATTTATAATTATTTTAGCGTCACTACCAGTTAGAAAAAAAGCTGAAGGTTTGCTGTCAGATGCTATACGAAAATCCATATCTGTATTGCCATTATTCACAACAATATTTGATGTTGCAAACTTTATGTTTTCAGCACCACCAGTTTCTACTTTAACTTCATTAGCATCACTAAATCTTATAACTGTATCTGTATCGCCTGAATGAATAATTTTATCTGGTATAGTTACATCATCAGTTAATGTTCCAATTCCCTCACCTATTACTTTTGTTAAAGCCATCCGTTACTCCTAGCTAATTTTACTAGCATCATCTCTTTGTTTGCGTGTCTTATAGTCACTTCTTGCAGTTACAAGTGCAACAAAGTCTGCTTGGTTACTTGGTATTGCATCTGTGAAGCTATCATCGTTCATTAACTTTGTAGTCCACTCTTGTTGCATACGT